AGAAGCAGGACCTGAGAAAGTGGCGATGCTTGGCAGAGCAGGATGCACGACAAAATCTGCATCACGCACTTCCAGCTTGAAGCTGGTCACTTCGCAGTCATCCCGATTCTTTTTGCGGGCGACAACCACTTTGAACTCTCCGTTGGCAGGGCCATCACTGATGTGAAAGTGCTCCGGTGCCCACTCCAAAATGTCCTTTTTGAAGACGCCTACCTTGTCGGCAAGTGTCCATCCGCCACCGATCATCGCGATAGAAGCGGTGACCAGGCCGATGGTCTTGGAAGCGTCTTCAAGAGCAAACATTCGAGTCCTTACATAGTTGCTCCCGATGCAGCAGGAACCGTCGTGATCTCGATCGCCACTGACTGTTGCAAGTTCAGTGGCTTGCCGCAATCGGCGCAGGTGTCTGCGTCGATTTCGGACTGATCCAGGTCGTAGCCGCACGCACCGCAGTAGACTTCCACGGTGTGTGCGGGCTCGATGCTGCCGTCAGGCAGCGTCCGTGACGGGCTTTGCAGCTTCATCGGGAACCTTGATTTGGGGCTGGACCTGCTCGTGGATGGCGTTGACCACCTGGAATACCTCTTGGAAGGGCTTGGTGCCCAGGTATTGCAGGATGCCGTTCATCAAGGACAGGGAAACTTCAACTTTTTGGTCGTTCATTTTTAACTCCAAAGCGCCGCTGAGAAAGGGGCAGCAGCGATGACCCCATAGGTATTATGCCCAAGGCAGTGGAGGTGTGACAACGGGAGGGTTCATTGCGTTGTCAATTTGAACTTGCACCAAGGCTTCGGTGGCGGTTTTATCCACACCAGCCGCCCAAATCCAGCCAAGAACTTGTTCCTGGGTTAACTGGTCATAGGGGGTGTATGGCGAACCAGCAACGTATGTGACAAGTTGACTGCCTGCAACACGCCCGTTGTACACCTGAGAGGTCGTGGGGTCGTTACCCACAACCTCTTGCGCAGTGCATTGCCAAAAGACATTGAACACAACATCAGTTTCACCTTCAGCTTGCGGGTAACAAGCCATGCTTGTAACAGCCCAAGTCATTTGAGACATTTTTTATCCTTTCAGGTTTTAGGGAAGGCGGCCTTGACCGCCTTGCAAGCGGCAATGTACGCATCAATTTGCGCTTGGTCACCCTTTACAACACCGTCGATGTAGTCGGTAATGGGCGGGTAAGCCATTTTGCGCTGGTTGATGTATTCCTTGATGACTAGGGGCGGAGCAGTTCCAAGCACTGTCATCTCAATCAAACTCTCCAATTCAGAATCATCGTTGACTCCGACATTAAAAGTCATTTGTTTTGGTTCAGTCACCACCACCTTGTAAGTAGTGCTGTCAATTTTTTCTGACGTGTATTTGATGGTCATGTTTTTTCCTTAGTAAGCGCCACCACCAGCGATTTTTAGCAATGTCCAATCAGCCGTCAACAATCCACCAGCGCCGTTGGTAAATTGAATATTGATGCCGCTCATTGACAAACTATTGATACCTCCGGAGGTTTCAATGACGTAAATGGAACCCACCGTGCCGCCTTGCTTAATGTAGGCGTAAGCCCTGATACCAGCGTTACCTGCGCCAGCCTGACCCATGAATAACAAATAACTTGCGTTTTGGTCTGTTGTGTCAAGAGTCGTGATTGTTGCAGTAGCGCCGTTTGCAACTGTGACTGTGCCAGTGGTTGAGCCGTACTTGTAGCCGTAGCAGGCAACTCCGTTGAACACAAGACCAGTATTGCCAATCATTGTCTGATTCAATGGGCGATAAGCGGTCACGCCAGAGACATAGGTTGAATCAACCATCACCATGCCCGCATCGCCGTAAGTCCCGATGAACGTGACGTTGTTGTCTGGGGCGCCGCCAGTAGTAGCGGTGGCAAGAGCAAAGTATTGATCGCCGTTGTACGTCAACTTGACAATGTTTAAAAAGTAATCCCCTTGATATGGATTACTAGCCCCACTTGCAAAGTCTTGAACTGCAATTGACTCGTAGCTATAAGCTGTTTGGGCGTTCACAACCACCATATCCGTGCGGTTGCCAGAGCCAGTTCCACCACGGCTTACATAGAACGTACCCTGAACAAATGAGCGAGCTTGGCCAACAACGCCGTCATAGGTTTTGCAAAGAATCAGGTATCCCGCATTGGTGCCACCAGCGGGGTTGCCACTGATTGGAATCAGTCTGCTTTCAAGCAGGTCTGTTGACCCATAACGGGTATTCAAACGAGCATAAGCAGTTGTTGCGCTTCCGCCCCCCGTAATAAGGCACCCATTAATATCGAACTGAGCCAACTCGTTGACAGTGGCACTTCCAGTCCCTGAATTTGCCATACCAAAGATATGCCTGCCGTCGTACTGCTTATAGTACGAAGCGGCCGCTGAAGTTCCAGAAAGATACTGATACCCGCTGTTGTAGTAAAGGTTGTTCAGCAGTTGCGTTTGGATGTTGCTACCGCTGTTATATGAAACAAGCGCACCCGATTGATACTGGAAGACAGACGAGAACAAGCTCCAGTTTGAAATACTTCCAACACCAAGACCTAATGCGCCGCCGTTTACTTGCAAGAGCAGGTTTTTTGTGGTGTTTGTATTGCTGTTCAAAACGGCGTCCATAGCCACGTTTGCCGTGCTGTTGAACACCATGCGCAAACCAGCGTATGTACTTGCGCCACTTCCGAACAAGAAACGAGCGTCCGTAGAGCTTGATGCACCATCGGCAACACTGATGACGGAATTTGCGGCGGAGGATGTACCAACAACAATTGGGCCGTAGTTGGTCAAATTCCCAGTGGCGCTGTCAATAACGGTGTTGGTAACCCAAGAAATATTGCTCCCTGCTGATGCGTTATACGCGCCAGTGGAAAAGATGTGTTGTCCAGCGGTGTAGTCAAAGTTGTATTGAACGGCGTATCCAGCCGTTTTGCGCTTCCAACTTACGCCATCCCAAATCGCATTTCCATTAACATAGCCACGGTTGGCAGAGAAGGACAAACCTTGGCCGTTGTAAAACTCAAGTGCAGTCATACCTGACCACGCAGATAGGGAAGCTATGTTGTAGCCCCAGTTGCCGCTGGTATCCACGGTCGCACGGACGTTGTTTGCGGTGGCAAACTGAAGACCTTGACTGACTGAGTTCAGAACCGAGTAGTAGGCAGTGGAGCCGGTTGCCAACGCTCCCCCCGAACTGCTTTCAGTACCAATGGTGGTGACGTAGTTGTTGACAAAAGTTGCGTATGAAGCCTGAGTTCCAGTGGCCGCACCAACGTAAAGTTTTGCATCTGTGCTTGTGGGTGACTGCACAAACAACTGAGCGCCAGTAGATGCGGCGGCTCCAACACCAAGCGTACCGCCTGCGCCAATAAACAGTACATCATTTGCGCTGGTAAGGTTTGCTCCACCCGTCGCATTGTTAACTGCAATCGTCAACGAGGCTTGGTTATTTCCAGCGTTTAACTGCGTGACATAGATTGACGCATTGGTTTCAGTGGTGCTGTCAGCAAAACGGATGCCGTACTTGTTTCCGTTAGCACGAGTGGTGGTGTTTTGAATCACCAACTGACCTGACGTGCTTTGTGCGGCTCCAATTGTGACGATACCGCCAGTGTTTAAGGTTGTGCCAACATACAGCGCCTTGGCCACGCCCAGGCCGCCATCGGTCTGGATCGAGCCAGTGGTCGTGCTGCTAGAGTCAGTCGTGCTGTCCACGGTCAATGCGCCGGTCAGCGTCTGAGCACCACCAATGGTTGCGTTGCCAGCCAGAAACAAGTTGCGAGGACGTGTGGCACCGCTTGCACCGATGTCGTAAGTGTTGTCGGTGAAGATCAAATTGCTGGTGATCGTGCTGTTAATGGTCAGCGTGTCTGCAGCGCTGTCGCCCACGGTCACGTTGCCGTTCAGGTTCACGCCACCGGTCAAGGTCAGCGTGCCGCCAACAGACAGGTTGCCGCCAATGGTAGCAGCGCCGGCCAGGTACAAGTTGCGAGGGCGTGTCGCACCAGAAGCACCGATGTCGTAGGTGTTGTCGGTGAACAGCAGGTGAGAGGTAACCGTCCCGTTGAAGGTGATGTTGTCACCAGCTGCGTCGCCCAGGGTCACTGCACCGTTCAGCGTGGTCGCGCCCGAAGCTGCCAGCGTGGTGAACGCACCAGTCGATGCGCTGTTCGCGCCAATCGTTGCGCCGTCAATTGTGCCGCCGTTGATGTCAACAAAGTCGAACATCTGAATGACGTTGGTGCCGTCCACATACAGGTGAGCTTTGCGGCCGTTGGGAACAGTGATACCAGTGCCCGCAGAGGTCTTCACGGTGATGCTTTGGCCACCGGTCGTGTTGTTTTGGACGATGTACTGCTTCTGGATCGTGGGAACCACCAGCTCGCGAGTCGCGGTCAGCGCACCAAACACCGAGGTCACATTCAGCACCAGGGCGCGCGCTGCTTGAGCCGCGTTGCTGTTGGTGATGCTGATAGTCAGGTTGGCATCAGAAACGTAATCAGGGTTGCCGTAGCCGACGATGGCCTGCTCAAGGGCCGTGCCCAAGTTCGTGTTTGTGATGTCGCCCCAAGTACCCGAGTTCTCACCCGTGGTCATCAGCTCGATCTTGAGGTTGGTGGAGTAGGTGCTTCCTGCCATGTTCTTTCCTTTACGTTAGGACCTGGGTCCAAGTCACTGTGTTCCCGTCATTGACAATAACCCAATTTCCTGACTGTGAATCATCCACATTTTGCCAGTTAGGGGTCTGGTTGTCATCTATTACGCTCCAAACGAGCACGCTTCCAACCTGGCCCTGTGCCGAAACACCGACGAGGTAGACATCCGCTCCAGCAGCAGCTACGACACTGCCAACAGACGCCGTGGCTTGCAATCCCGTTACTGGAGCATCTGCACTGGCATCAACCGATACGGTGCCCAGTTGCGCTGTTCCTGCGACGCCCGTGACGTTGACATTGGCGTCCGCCTGGTGGTCAACGCTTCCGACCTGGCCAACGGCCTGTACCCCGGTGACGTACACGTCCGCGTTGGCGGCCACCGTGACGTTGCCCAGGGCCATCGTGCCCTGCACTCCCGTGAGCTGCACATTGGCGTCGGCGGTAACGGCGACCTGGCCAACATAGCCTACGGCCTGTACCCCGGTGACGCTGACATCCGCGTTGGCGGTAACGGTAACTGCCCCCAAATAGGCGGTTGCGCTTACCCCAGAAAGCAAAACGACCGCGTCAGCGGTCACTTGCACCGAGCCTACGGCCCCGGTGGCCTTGATGTCGAGAACACCCTCTCCCCAGGGCTGCTGGCCCCAGCCTACGCCGGACGCATTCCAGCCTTGGAAGGCAACAACGACATCAGCCACATGTGCTCCTCATCAAGCAATGCGGATGATGGCGCTGGTGGCGTCGGCAGTTGGGAAGATGATGGTGAACGTGCCACTGGTGGACGTCTTTGCACCGCCAAAGTCCAAAATACAAACGGATGGGTCGCCCGCAGCCGTGTTGTTGTAGATCATCGCGCCGTAGGCGGTGATCGTCGCGCTGGTGAACGACAGGTCAGCAAAGTCCGTGAACGCGGTCGTGCCGGTGGACGTGGGCGTGACGTTCGTCAACACACCGCCGCCGGCAGAATACGAACCAGAGTTGGCCACCTCGTTGGTCGAGGTGTACGCGGTCGTCGCTGCAGTGAACGAAGCACTGTTGTCGTACAGTGCCAGCTTGAACTCGTTGCCCGTGCCAGTCGTGAAGTTATGCACGCCTTGCATAAGCTGCACCTTGAAGCTGGTGCACATGTAGTTGCCTGAAAATGCCATTTTTAATCTCCTAACAAATGAACCAAGTCGGGGTGACCTGCCTCGCGCAGGCGCAAGGCGATAGTTGCTCGGTCCTGTTCAACCGCCTCTCTCAGGTAAAACGCCACGACTTGCTTGACGCTTTCTTTGAAAGCTCTGGCCTGGGCCTGCACCGCCGGGTGCGACTGATCGCCGACATAAATGATCTTGTCGGCCGCGCGCATGGCCAGCTCTTCGGGCGTCCAGCCGCGCTTTTGCGTGGTCTCGACGAAGACGCTGCCTACGTTCCCGGGTAAAGGTGCTGTCATCATGGTCCAGGTGAATCCGATTTAAGTGGAATGCGAAGCATGCCGTCACGATATTCGTCACGGCGGCGACGGCCCTGCTGCTCTGCGCCCAGACCCTGGATAGCCTCTTTGTAAGCCCCACGGAAGTACTGCATCATTTCAGCAGGTCCCTTTGTGTAGCTATAGGCTTGGATCAAGCATGCGTACAACAACGCCTCAGGCGCATTATTGCTGATCCAGGTGGTCGGGTTGGTCGACGACAGCTGTGTTGGACGGTAAATGTAGCCCAGCTCCACGCTGTAGTTTTGGCTCGGCGTGGGCGCAATGTAGAAGGTGTTCTGGTCCCAAACGGAGTAGTACTTGGGCGTGCCTTGCGTGCTGCCATTAGGCCAGTATTCCTTCATGAAGGAAGTATCGCGGAAGTCCAAGAACAACTGCTCTCCACTGGCCGGTGTCAGGATCATGTATCGGTGCGTCAGAAGGTCAGCAGGAGCGGCCAAGAACCTGTTGCCCTGGGTCATGCTGCCCGTGACCTCCAGCTTGAACACATCCAGGTCAATCTCGCGAAGAATTTGGTTCTCCGCCATGGTGATGAACGTGTTGATCACCGGCGCGGTGAACACGTTGCTGTTCACCTCAGTGTAGTTTCGGATGTTGGTGACAAGTTCGTCGTAGGTCATGTGATACTCACAGTCACTGAGCCGACAACGCCTTGCGCGATAAGCGCCTGGTCCTGCACATACGGTTGCATGTTAGTGCCACCTTGCACGCTGCCGTAACTTTGAAATGCGGTAAAGCCTGGTGCGCCCACATAGACGGACACAGGCTCGATGCGGTCGGGACGCGGATCGCGCAGCGCGATGGCGTCCCCTCTGTAGCGAAGCGGCTCGAGTTGCGGCTCTTTCGGCTCGTAATCGTCCGGGCACACCATGAATCCGCGCCAATTTTTGCGCAGGGTGTTGTACTTGTACCGCTGTCCGCAGTAGTCGCACAGTCCGTAGGAATAGATGCCGGTCGCAAAGGCCATGTCATACCCCCAGGTCCGGCACAAACTGCACGCTGGCAGTGTCTCGATCCTCCAGAGCAGCGCGCTGGAAGTCTTCCTCGTAGATCGCCTTGAGCGCAGCAGCGCGGTCGGCGGCAAACTTGAGCGACAGGTAATAGGCCAGGCCTGATGTCAGGCAGGGCAGGAAGCGGAAGTTGACATCCGCGTCGTTCGTGTACGCGCCTGCGTCTTGGATGCGACGGATGCGGTAGTACACAAAGGTGTAGTTCTGGTCCGCTGCGGGGTAGAAAAACACCTTGGGGATGTTGGTGCGTTGAACGTAGAACTGCGCAGGGCGCGCCTGCGTGGTTTTGTCGGGCACGTTGAGCCAGTCTTCACGGCTGATTCGCTCAATGTAAACGTCGGTGTTGATACCTTGGTTGTTTTGGCGAATGACGGCCTCGAGCACGTTGACAACAGAGGCATCCAATGAGATTTCATTGACGCCTGCTGTCAGCGCATAGGTGGCCTGCTCAATGGTCCACAAGTTCAGCCCGCGATTGGCCCAATCGAGGAACAGCAAATTGAGCGAGCGACGTGCCGACGTGAGCTGATAGCCACTCGTCGGCCGCATGCCGCAGCGCTCAAATGCCTCTTCGATTAAGTCATCAATCGACAGGTTGAATGTGGTTGTGCCCGAGGTGGCCATTTAGCACATGCCGCCTTTTTTGTAGCCCTTGGCCATCATGCCACCGCCCATTTTGCCGATGGGCTTGCCCATGGCCATGCGCTTGTGCTCATTGATGTTGCCCTTGTTGGCCATACCACCTTTTTTCATCATCACAGGGCCAGTTTTCTTGCTGGTCTCGGACAACATCTTGTTTTTGGGGCCGCTCTCAACGGCACCGCCGCCACGAGTGGCGCAACCCATACCTTTTCCAGCCATGATCAGGCTCCTTTCTTCATTGCACGGCCCTTGACGTCGGCCGTTTTACGTTTCACCGCACGACCCATCTTGTCGGCCATCGCGGAGTTTTTCATCATCTTGCCGTCGGGCATCTTGTGCATGCCTGCTGCGCCGCCTTTTTTCATTTTGCCGACGCCATCAGCTGCAAAGGCCGGCACTGATTTGCCGCCCTTCTTGACCATCTTCATTGTTGCCATTTCAAGCCCCTTTTCTCATGTCGTCGAGCTTTTGCTCGAGTCGATTAAATCGTTGATCCATGTGAACAACCAGTTTTTCAATCCGGTCATCCACTTCCCTGCGCGTGACGTGGTCCCTGGCAACTTCTTCGCGGGTGCGGTTCAGCAAAATGCTGATCCGGGACAACTCATCGAACTTGCTTTTAAGCAAAAATCCCATGAGGCCCACGATCGCTGTCAAGATCACGTTCCATACCATCATTTCCACAGCTCAACACCTCCAGCGCTTTCGCGCCTGGCGAAGCCTGCTGTTTGGGTCCTTGGCAGCTTCAGGGAAATCCTTCATCTGGCCCTCGGACCGCGCACAATACGATGCCCTACGCTTTGCCTCTGCAGGCGACGGTGTCTTGGTAGTCACCGCCGTCTTCAGTTTGCTTCCAGGGTTAGCCTTGCGGTACGCTGCAACGCCTTTTTTGGTCATGCCCGCACCTGCCTTGGTGGCGCGGAAGTTCCCGCTCTTCACCGAGGTTTTAATGCCCATGCCTTTGGAAGCCATTACGCAGCCGCTCCGCCGTAAAACATGAGCGTTACGCTGGTTACCTGCGCATCATTGACGTCAATGAACACGCCGTCCGGGAACAGAATGCCCATGTCAGGGAGAATGATGTCGTAAGCACCAGCTGCCGCCGGAGTAATGACGGTCATCAATGCAGTGCCGCCTGACGTCGAACCATTCTTCAAAGAAAAGGAAGACGCCGTTCCAGTGCATGTGTAGTAGAGGCCAGCAACGCGAGTTCTGCCCGCGATCGCT